GGATCAAATTTTTGGAACCCTGCACCAAGATAGGAATATAGCTGCGAAAAACTGCCGGTCGGCGCGAGCACATAGTCCATTATCTCTGGTGCGAACCAGTTGACGTATCTAGCAACTTCGTAAATTAGTTGTCGATTTTTTTCGGGAACCTGCTCTATGGAAGGAAATCCGAACCAGCGCGCCACTGTATCGACGACTTTATCGATTTCTTTCTGCTCCAGTGGAACTATGTCGCCTCGTGCTTTTATCTGTTGTCTAAAGGCCTGTAAACTACGTTTTGCCGCCTCGCTTCTAGGGACAAGGCCGGCGCTCGCGGCATACATAAACAGGAACATTTTAAGGATGCTGAGCGCCTGCTCCAGCATCCCAGGGCCTTCTTCGACCTGCTGCTGTTGTTGCGCGACCGGTTGTTGCGGTTTCGGCTTTTCGGGCATTTTTCGACGTCCAATGCCAGGAAGCAGTCGAGCAAACCCGCGCGTTTAAGGAGAGAATGAAATCACGAGAAAATATATCGAATGATTCCCTGTATGATACTAAAAATATTATGTCCGTTCGTAGCAGCACCTACGACCAATCCACCTACGGCTCCGGCAATGAGATGTTGGAGAAAACCATACTGTCGTTCTCGACAAGTTGTCTGACACTCCTTGAGCTGTCGATGGACGTATTCCTCCAAGGACTTTGATAGATCCCTTGTTGTAGCAATAAGTTCTTCCCTGAGCTTTGCATTTTCATCCTTAAACTCAATCATTGCCTTGGCAACGGTGGATTCAATAACGGCAGTTACCCATTCACGATCCTGAGCTGTCAATGGCGGCATCACTTGTGTCCTTTGTAAACTTGACTAATTTGGTTCGGATTCGCGAATTGACGATGTAATCTTCATATTCGATTTCATAACCGGGCTGAAGTTCGGTAAAAGGAATATCGCCGACGTAGGATTTGACGTGGAAAAAGACATCGGCACCCCCACCATTGGGTACGATGAAACCATACCCTTTGTCGTGGAAAATCTTCTTTATTTTTCCTTTCTTAAACATGATGTACCTCTCCGACTAATCGACCTTTAGGAGTGATTTCATGTGACTAACCAAAGCCAAAATGATTGCCTCTGCACGATCTTCCGACTCGACACACTTCTTTAACGCGTCAAATACAATATCCGGCACGCCCGCAATCGTACACAGACGATCTTGGACTGTAAGCTCAGTCCAAAAATCCAATACACGACTTCCGCCTAACGTACTGTAGTCGAACTTATCAAGCTTTAGGGCAGACGAAACAATAACCGCAATTTCCGTAGGCGTTTCTGGAAGTTCGCCCCTATAAATTAATTCTAACATTCTTTCCAAAGGAATATGCCGTAGTTGATTAAGCCCATACGTGGCAACAAAATAGATAAGAGACGTCGCGACGTCGTCTGTGGACGGCGAACCGACGTCAAGACGACGTAATAAGTCATCTGCCGATTCGGACAAAACCTTATCCGGGTCGGCAGCAAAGTCTGCGATCTTAGTGTTTAATACGTCGATAAAGGTCATATTGAATCACTTCTTAGGTAACAACTCCCTCAGCAATAAAACAACTTCGCCGGTCCGTGCAGGCCCCGCGTTTAGTAGTTGGGCAAAGTCCGACCCACGAGCCAGTTCCTCGTCGGCCGCCGCGATAGCGTGTTCTTTATATGCTTTCCCAGTTCTATCAACGTAGCCTCGGGCGAATGCTGCAACTGGATACAACAATAACGTGTAGCGATGGAATAGAGGAGCAGCGGCAATCGCGTCTCTAGCCTGGAAACAGGCAACCATCCATTTTGGTTGTGGCACCCACCGATATGCCATTTGTTTGGCAAGTGCGCCAAGTGACATATCCATAGGCGTAAATGCAGCCGTAACTTGCGCATCTTTGGTCGCTGCCGCATATGCAAAATAGAAGGGCTCCTCCAACTGGTCAACCTGGTCCCGCAACGATTCGTCGAGTATTTGAGCGTTGCCAGTAGCACGGTATTGTTGTCTCTGCCATTCCTTATCGAGTTGCAACTGGCGCGCTTGTACAGCAATAAATGGGCTATATCTATACACGTTGTTAAAAATTTGTTTTCGATCGTTTTCCGAAGGCGAAAGAGCAAGTTGCGTTGCAACCCATTCTGCGTTAAAGATTCGGCTGTAAACTAAATGCCTAATAGTTGGATTGCGCAGGGCCTGCAGCGTACTTGCACCTTGCTCAGTCGCTTCCGATAGGCTACCGCCTAGGTCCCTAATTAAGCGCTGAGCGATGTCGTCAGCTTTACGGACCATTTCGAGATGAGGATTCTGAAGCTGTTCTGCCTGCAGTTGATTTATACCACGGTTTAGATACCATTCAAGTAAGACACTAAATTTGGCAGCATCGTTAAAAAACGTGGCTCGATCCGCGTCCGTCTTTAACGCTTCGGCATCGAAGCTAAACCATATCCTACCACGTTCATCCGATGCAACGTTCATATACGACAAAAGTCGAAATGTATACTTGGCAAGTTCAGCTTCCGAAAGCGTCAAGCTGCGGATTTCGTTTTCTATCGGTGTGGACGTCTGGCCGGGACGGAAGATATCTGCTAAAATCTCCGATCCCGGATACCTAGCCATCATCAATTTCGGCAAGACGTGATATTTAAGACCACGGCCGCTTGCGGCTACCTGCATGTCGCCAACAAACTGGTTTGCGACCCTTAGATCCGGCTCTTGCAACTTCTCCCAATTAGACGCCAATAGAGAAGCCCCTCGTTTTACCCTTGCATCGTATGCTGGGTCGTTCGGCTGCATTTTTGCATATTGATCTTTATACTTCTCTATGATCCCATGAAGGACCTCTCTTTCTTCGACACGATCAGCATAGATGTGTGTCACCGGTGCAAAATCGGTATTCGGAAATAGTAACGGTGTCGTTAATGTTAGAACGGTCATGCTTTCGGCGGATATACGGTACGTTGGACTCATCTCGTGTCGTACCTTATGAACACGTTCGGGTATGCGGTCACTCGCTTCGGACAGAACATCATTATATTGAGGATCATCAGGCCACACCCCAAGCGCCCCCGCGGCGACTTTCGTACTAAAGAACGAGCGCATAAGCGGATTGCGCATCATGTGCGGGATATCATAGCTAGCATCCCAAAATGTCGACATGCGACCGTCGGGGCCTATAATCGGAGTACGACAAGCGAAATGGGTGAGCGTATTATTTAATGTCAGTACGCGATAATCGGGATCGTCGACAAGGGTCTTCCAAGCGCTTATGACCCCCGTGGTAGTGTCCTTAAAAATGTCCGGCAAGATAATCGGCCACACGATATTCGATGCGACATAGCCACTAACGCGTCCAAGTCGGTGTGCGCCATGCTGAAGTAGCCGCAGCGCATGACGAGCATTCGCCGCAACTCCACGAACGGCTCCCGCAGAAGGATGCGGAATCCATGAAAGCAGTTGCAGAGCTAGAAGCCCTGCGCCAGCGTACGCTGACATGGTACCGATGTGGAACGACTCATGTAGCGGAGGCCATGTAATCGGTTGCCATATCAACGGTACAATAGCAGACGTGTAATGTTCTGGACGATCTCTCCCGGGCGTCCCGTATGCGGCCATTGCACCCAAGGTATATTCGGGTACCTCACCGAAAAAAGCATACGACCCAGCATCTAGCGGAGTTGGAATAGCCTTCAGTTTCTCGTTGACCCGCGAAATAAATCGAGACGCGGAACCGTGACGCGGATGACCTTGTACGTATCTGTACTGATCGATAGTTCGGTTCAGTCCGTCAAACAATGCGATGGGACTGTTAGACGGGTCAAGAGGGCGGCGGCTAAACAATGCAACGAGAATGTTAGACGCGTCAAGAGAGCCGCGCTCTGCGGTTCTAAGATTCATACGATAAAACATATTATCTTGCCCGGTCAATAGCTTGAGATACTCCTCCATAGCCCTAGGAAAATCCTTAAAACGAAAGAGGTCGACATGACTTAGCGATTCATCCATTACCGCATCGTCGTAACGCCGATTAAGATATAGTACTAAACTGTTTTGCGGCTCCCGCGCAGGTATAGTCCAGTCACCTCCGTGACCACTTATATTCAGGAGCTCATGCGGCGGCCGATTACTAGCGAATGGCTCGCTAGCAAGTGGTTGAACACGCAAAGGACCAGCCGGAGGGAGCCTTAGCAAAGACTCAAATTCGTACCGAGGACCAAAAAGAGTGGCACCGGCGGACTCCGCACGACCAAAACGATTCCAAGATCCCTCCGGCGTAGACGTCTTGCCGGGGGAATATGGCCACTGAGGATTAAACAAATTATTAATGCTAGACTGCCTAGGATCAGCGGCGCGGAGAGTCAACTGCGGCCCCGTAAAAGGACCATTAGTTCCCTGTCGTATAGAATCATCGGGGCGAGGCAACTGCATAGAATCGTTGCCATGGAGGTTCGGCGGCAACACAAGCGGTTGTATCTGCTGCGCCGTTTTCGTCATTAAAAGGTCGAGCAACCATCTTATTGCCTCGTAGCTAAGACCCATTATTTCGACCCTTTTCTATCCGTACTCAAGCGGCGAAGCGCTTGAAGTAAATTCGCTGGCGTAGCACGCTCGTCTTGATCATCCGACACATCCTCTTTTTTCGGCACATTGACTATTACATGTGGCTGCTCGTCGTAAACATTCTCGTTTAACACATCGACCGGTTTTAAGTCATCAACGTCAATCGACTCTTGAGTCAATGCTAGTTCGGACTTAAGTTGCATGAAACAGCGTAGAATATCCTTCCGCTCCGCCTCCTCATCTTCATATAGTCGCTCATAAAGAGACGGAACGCCGGGGATCACGAGAGATTGCGGATCCTTTGGAAGCTCGTGAATCCAAAAGATTTCCATAAATTTGATTCCGGAATCAAATTTCTAGCGCGGCATCATCGTCTGTCTTGCCCGTCGCGTCATTTCACGGTCCATTTCCTCGACTTTTGCTTTAACAAGGGCATGGACAGTAGGATTCTTCACCCGAAGCCGTCTCAGTTCGCTAATACGCTGACCAAGCGGCATCTGCATAAGCTGCTGAGCAAACGTTGTAGCGACCTGTTCCAAATCTTGGACGGTCATGGTCGATTGACGCATAGTCAGCTGTGCCAGCACTTGATCCGTAGGCGACACTGGGCCAGGCATCGGCATCGGACCTTGAGGAGCACCTCCGCCGCCACCCTGCTGTGGAGGCATGCCTCCCCCCATTACCGCGGGAGGAGGACCACCAATAACTGCGCCCTGCGCGGCTTGCTCTCCGGCCCCTGCAGGCAAGCTTAGCAATTGACGCATAGCTTGGCTCTTTTCGATATCCTCCTTGCTCTTTTCGAGCAGTGTCGTGAGCTGTTTCTCCTCCGTAAGAGCCTGCTGCGTCTCTTCGAGGAAATCTTCGATGCCGAGCGCTTTGAGGGCGGTTTGCTTGGAGACCAGCCCAGCTTGCATAAGCTGTATCTTGGCCAGCTGTTTATTGATGTCATCACTAATGGACGGCTTAACCAGCTTGACCTGGACTCGGTCCCAATCTAAGAGGGCAGCAATCTTATCTGCAACCCATTGCAAGAACCGGTTAAAGATATGAATAATGTAAGACCAGTTCGCCTCAAACAGTCGTAATGCTGCTGGGGCGGCTTGAACTGACAACGAGCCTCGATAAAGCTCCATCGGGATGCCGACAGATTCTAAAAGCTCGGCACGCACATAATCCAACAGCTGAACCGGGGCTAAATGACTAGCTTCTGCTCCCACAAATTGATATTGAACCGGAAACGGAAAGATAGCCCAACTAGTCGGATCGTATCTACGGGCTTGAACGGCAAAATGAAGCTGTTGCGAAATAATGCCCGCATCCCCCGCCATTAGCGAATCCCCTAATGCCCCTCCCCTCGTTGCGGGGGTAAGAATCCGTAGCGGAATGATGTAGTCAAGCGCAACAGCTTCGTTATGTCTATGGAACAGTGCGACAAGCCACGCCTGCCTGAAATGCGCCAAAACGGGACTTATACCCCATCCGCGGAGGATATGCCCCGCCAAAGTAGGTACTTTGGCGTGGAAAATCTCCGAAGGATAGAACCGGATATTCTGATTCCGCGTAGCCGCTAGCAAAACTTCATCCGGTGCATTGGCGATTGTAAGAGGAGAGCCTTTCGCGACTTCGGTTCTAAAGTAGGCTGGAATACGCCAAATATGTCGTGTTGCGCCGGAGAAGGGATCGAATTCGATTTCGATCTCAAATGGCGACCAACGCTTTATAACGAGCTTTTCGGCAGTTAAATTACGTCGCGAAATGACGTGCCATTTGACATTCCTTTTGCAGGCAGGGCATGTTGCGAAAAGCTCGCCGTCGGTCCATCGTGCTTTGTTGTTATCTTTATTGTCGAAAAGACGAAGAACGGTTGTCTCAAACGAGCATTCCTTATTGGTACACCTGGCAAACTTCTCGAACGGAGCGATGACGCTAACAAAAGAGTTGCCATACGTGAAATAGTCCAGACCGAACGACTTTAAATGGCCATAAATGCCTAAGACGTTCTCAAGGAGGTCTTTATAGCTCCGTTTTCCTTCTCGATCAGTCCCGGTAACCTCGATTTCAGTAATAAAGTAGGAAATGATTCGTTCAATCGCCGATCTATAGACCGGCTGCGTCGTTACGAGAAACTCACACCAACGCAGAGCATCCCATAGCGTCGCAGGAAGCTGGGTGCTAGCATAATCAAACCAAGGCGCTGGAAATGGTTGAAAGCGGGCACGATAAGTATAGGCGTCTCCAAACGGCCCAGCACCGGTTGTCTGGAATGGGTTATCAATCATGACGGCCTGCCTGGAAATCGTTCGTCAAGAATCTTAAAGATTTGGAATTTGAACCCGTTAAATTCAAAAGCGGTATACTCGGCAGTTGTCGTTACGAGAACGCTGTCGAGCCCGTCCACATGAATGCCGATGGTCGACTCGTTTGAAGAGACAAAATCAAGCATCTCTTCGCCTCTATCGGCCAATGACTTAATGAGAATGATGAATCGCTTGTTCTCGGTAATGATGTGTTTGTAATACCGACTTGTAATTAGGATTGGCGAACCAGTAACAGCGAAGGTTACCTTTAGCTCGTTTTTATGAATGGTTTCCGGAACAAAAGCTGGCTGAGCATATCCTGGACTTGCGGACGGAGGACTGCTACCGTGTTCTTGGATTACTGCTTTTAAAAGCTCGGCAGCTCCTTTGGAAGGCTCCGACCTTCCGGTTGTAGGGTTAAATATCCGCTCAAACTCAGTACCCGGATCCACGATTACCGTTTCGACTTTGTTTGGGTTATACCAGGTCATAACACCTCCTTTAGACTTTGGGACGCTGTAGAACATGCCTTTTCCGACGACATGAACGTCATCCTCGACAATCTGTATTCCTAACGACTTATATTTATCCTCACTCTTAAGCAAGGAAACCTCGGCTTCATGGACGTCAGATGACATCGACTTGCTCCTCTGTTATAGACTCCGGACGAATAAGATAAAACTGGCCATCGGGAGACACTAAGGACAGAGGACTATTACGAACGCTCCACTTCCTACCTTCAAACAAATAAACAAAGAGAGGATAGTCTTTCTTTTCTTGGTGCAGTTCGGCCACTTTGGCCTTGCACTGCTCAATCGAGTCAAATTCAAATACAGAAGGTCGGCCGGTTACAGAGGCAACGACAAGATAAAGTTTCGATTTATCGATATTTTTCATGGCCTCTGCGGCCTGTTTAAGTGCCACGGCCAAACCTTCAATAACGCTAGCATCAACTTGCAATTGGTCGTCCATAGCGTGCCAACCTTGACCACATATAGTCCGGAATCTGATAACCCTTCTCGACTTTCATGATAGGGGCGATCCCTAGACTTGCCATTACGTCATCGAAAATCGCACCATAACCATAGTTCGAAAGCGCTTCTTGAAGCCGATTTTGATCGAACCGGTCAAAGTCCGGATCTGAAGCCA